AGATAGAGAAAAAATGCGATGGGAACAATGGTATCGAAACAGAAACAAAAGATGACAAACAAAGATTTATTTGAAAGCCTTAAGTATCAAGAAGGTGGAGACCACTATTCTAAAATGAAGGTGCAACCAGCTTACTTTATAAATGAAAACAATCTGCCATTCGCTGAAGGTAATGCCATTAAATACATTTGTAGACACAAACATAAAGGCAAAGAGCAAGATATTAAGAAAGCAATTCATTACTTAAAAATGATTTTAGATAGAGATTATTCATAGCAAACAAAAGGACACTTTAGATATATGAACGAAAAAGACCAAAAAATAACTTTACCAGTCATATCAGATGACTTGTTAAAGGCATTAGATGGATTATTTCCAGAGAGAACTCCAGATATAAATATGGAGCCAAAGGAAATGTACTACAGAATTGGACAGCGTAGTGTTGTTCGATTTTTAATTCAAAAACAAAAAGAGCAATCAGAAAACATCATGGAGAAAAAATAATGTGTGTATCAGTTAAAGCTCCCAGTATGCCTCCAGCTCCAGAACCAGCTCCAGTAGCTCCACCACCAGTGACACAAAACACTCAAGGTAGTGCTAGACCAGCAGGTTTCTCGGCTGAAGCAGGAGGAAGAAACAGAAACAATGCTTCTTCTTACGATAGAAAAAGAACTGGGTCATCAAACTTAAGAATACCAATTGTTGGTGGACTATAATAAATGGCAAAACTTTACGATGGTTCTATGAACCAAGGTGAGACTTTAGAGAGTAGATATAATTCTAAAGCTCAAGAACGAGAAATGTATCTTGAGAGAGCAAGAGATTGTTCAGAATTAACTATTCCTACTCTGATACCAGAAAGTGGCTCTACTTATGCAGAAGAATTTCAGACTACCTACCAAGGTATCGGAGCAAGAGGTGTTAATAATTTAGCGTCTAAACTATTATTATCCTTATTACCACCAAATGCTCCATTCTTTAGATTAGCTATTGATAACTTTAAAGTTAGAGAAATAGAAGAAGATGAAAATTTAAGAACACAAATAGATAGTGGATTAGTACAAATAGAGAAAGCTGTCATGGATGATATAGAAATGTCTAATGATAGAGTTGCTGTATTTGAAGCTTTAAAACATTTAGTAGTTGCAGGTAATTGTTTATTATTTGTAGGTAAAGAAGGTTTAAGAGTTTTCCCATTATCTCACTTTGTTATTCAAAGAGACCCAATGGGTAATGTTTTAGAAATAATAACTAAAGAGAGTATTCATTATTCAGCATTACCAGAAAATATTTCAGAATTAATTTTTCAACAAAAACAGGATGTCAAAACAGATGGTACTTGTGATTTGTATACTTGTGTTAAAAGACATAACAATAAATTTTTAGTTCACCAGGAAGTAAAAGGAATTGATATTCCAGAAAGTCGTGGTGAATATAAGTTAGATAACTCTCCATACATTCCATTAAGAATGATTAGAGTAGATGCAGAAAGTTATGGAAGAAGTTATGTAGAAGAATATTTAGGAGACCTAATATCACTAGAAGGCCTTACAAAAGCTATAGTAGAAGGGTCTTCTGCTTCTGCAAAAACATTATTTATGGTAGCTCCTAATGGAACTACTAGAGCAAAAGCATTAGCTGAAAGCGAAAATGGAGCAATTATTGAAGGTTCAGCAAATGATGTATCAGTATTACAAGTAGGTAAGTTTCCAGATTTTAGGGTTGCTCAAGAAACAATGATGAAGATTGAGCAAAGATTATCATACGCATTTTTATTAAATGCTTCTGTAATCAGAGATAGTGAAAGAACTACAGCAGAAGAAGTAAGAATGACAGCTCAAGAATTACAAGATAGCTTGGGTGGTATCTATGGAATTTTATCTCAAGAATTTCAATTACCTTTTGTTAGAAGAAAATTATCAGTATTAAATAAAACTAAAAAATTACCACAACTTCCTAAAGGAATTGTATTTCCAAAAGTTATAACTGGTATCGAAGCATTAGGAAGAACTACAGATAGAAATAAATTAATTCAATTTTTACAAACTTTGGCTGGCACTCTTGGTGCTGAAGCAATTGGAAAATATGTAAATGTCACTGAAGCTATAAAAAGATTAGCGACAGCAGATGGAATTGAAACAAAAGGTTTAATTAGAACCGAAGAAGATTTAATGGCTGAACAGCAAGCTCAACAACAAGCTATGATGGATGAGCAACAGCAGTCAGCTATTATGAGAGCAGGTGAGAAAATTGCAGGGAACATACCTCCTAAATCTTTAGGAGAAACAATAGCTCAACAACAATCAGAATAAGGAGAATATTAAATGGTTGATAAAGTAGTAATAACTCAAGAAGAAAATAATCCTTCTATTGAGGAACAGGCCAAAGCTCAAGAAGCTCCAGCAACACAAGAAGCTCAAACTCAAGAGACTTCTACTGAAGAAAGACCTTCATGGCTTCCAGATAAATTTTCTAACGCAGAAGAATTAGCGAAAGCTTATGGTGCATTAGAAACTAAACTATCTCAAAAAGCAGATGATAAGTCTAATGAGAAGATAGATGCAAAAATAAAAGAGCCAACAACAGAAACTCAAACTAATTCTTTAGATAAGTATTATGATGAGTATGCACAAACAGGTAAACTAGCTGAAACAAGTTATGGTGAATTAGAAAAACTTGGATTAGGTAGAGAAGTTGTTAATGCTTACATTGATGGTCAAACAGCATTAGCTGAACAAAAAGCAAATTCTATTATGTCTACTGTTGGAGGTAAAGAACAGTATACAGAAATGGTTAATTGGGCTTCACAAAACTTGGCTCCAGATGAAATAAAAGCTTTTAATAACACAATAGATAATGGTTCTTTAGAACAAGCACAATTAGCTATTGCTGGTGTTCAAGCAAAATATACCCAGAATAATAATGAACCTAATTTATTTTCTGGAAATAAAGCAGAAGCAAATGTTGGCTACAGGTCAGTTGGCGAAATGCTAGCAGACATTAATGACCCAAGATATTCTACAGATAGTGCTTTCAGAGCAGATGTAGAACAAAAAGTTAAACTATCAAACGCAATATAAATAACACCTAATTAGGTGGGAAGGAGGAAAACTATGCCGATGGGTAAAGGAACCTATGGTTCAAAAAAAGGAAGACCGAAGCTTACAAAGAAACAAAAAACTTTGCCAGCTTCTTTAAAAAGAAAAATCAAAAAAGCTAGAGGTATGAAGTAATGGCTAAAAGACCAGGGCTTTATGCCAATATCAATAGAAGAAAAAGATTAGGTATATCAAGACCTAAATCTAAATCTACGATTTCAGCAAAAGCATATAAAAATATGAAAGCTGGATTTCCTAAAAAGAAAAAGAGAAAGTAATGTTAAATTTTCTTTTGCCTTTAATGAAAAATCCTCTCACTCGGATTATCGCTGATAAAACAGTTTCAGCAATAAACCATTCGATTGAGAAGAAAAAAGTCATTAGGGCAAAGGAGATTGAAGCAGAAGCTAATGTAAGTATAGAACAAATACGAAGTTCTAAATCTAGTATTAAGGATGAAGTATTAACTATAAAAATTACATTAATATTTCTAGCAATATTCTGGCCAACTACACAGCCATGGATGGAAAAAGGTTTTGAGATACTGAAGTCAGCTCCACAAGAATTTTGGTGGGCTGTACTTATTGTCTACTCTGGAAGCTTTGGTTTATCTACTGTTAATAAAATTCGTGGTAAGAAATAATGGTAGCTAAAAAATATCAAAATCCATCTGGTGGATTGAATGAAGCTGGTCGTAAATTTTATAAAAGAACGACTGGTGCTAATTTAAAAAGACCTAGTAAAAAAGTAGGAAACAAAAGACGAGCCTCGTTTTGTGCTAGGATGCGTGGGATGAAGAGAAAATTAACTTCAGCTAAAACAGCTAGAAATCCTAACAGTAGAATTAATAAAGCACTTCGAGCTTGGAATTGCTAAACTCACACACTCTTCTTAAAGAGGAGTGAGCCTTCACAAAGATAAAATTGCCTCAAAGGATTTACTTGCGAGTATATCCAGAGAGATAACTCTTGAAGTATGTGCAAGGAACTAAAACAACAAATCATAATTTAAAGGAGAATAATTATGTCAAATGCAGTAGTGTCCAGACTTGGACAAGTAAATGGTGCTAATGATGTCAATGCTCTTTTCTTAAAAGTATGGTCTGGTGAAGTTTTAGCTACTTTCCAAAGAGAAAACAAAATGTTAGGAATGACTAATGTTAGAAGTATCTCTTCTGGTAAGTCAGCACAGTTCCCTGTAATCGGAACAACTTCTGCTAGTTATCATACTCCAGGAAATGAAATACTTGGAACATCTGTAAAGCACGCAGAAAAAACAATAAACATTGATGACCTTTTGGTTTCATCTGCGTTTATTGCAAACATAGACGAAGCTAAAAACCACTACGATGTAAGAAGTACATATACATCTGAAATGGGTAGAGCATTAGCTAATACAGTAGACAAAAACCTACTTCAATTAGCTGTTTTAAGTGCAAGAGCTTCATCAACTATAACAGGTGGAAATGGAGGTCTTTCACATATTGATGCCGATGCAGGTACAAATGTAGCGTCATTAATCGAAAGTATCTTCTTTTGTGCACAAACTCTTGATGAGAAGGATGTTCCTTCTGAAGATAGATTTTGTGTAGTATCTCCAGCTCAATACTACAACATTGTGCAGAACGATAAAATCTTGAATAGAGATTTTGGAGCTCAAAACAATGGTGTGTATGCAGATGGAACTGTAATTAAAGTTGCTGGTGTTAATATTGTTAAATCAAACACAGCAGTGACAGCTTTTGCAGATAACTCTTCAGCAGTAAGTGGAACAAACAACACTTACAATGTTGATGCACAATACACTCAAGCAGTTGTTTTCCATAAAAGTGCATTAGGTACAGTTAAACTAATGGATTTAGGTATGGAAAGTGAATATGATTTGAGACGACAAGGCAGTCTAATGGTCGGAAAAATGGCTTTAGGTCATGGTATCTTAAGACCAGAAAGTGCTTGCGAAATCAAAACACAATAATGACTAAAAGACTTGGCGTAGAAATACGCCAGGTCTCCCACAAAATTCATGGCTACAATAACAACAAGAACTACACATCTTGAAGCAGTAAATACTATGCTCTCAACTATAGGAGAAGCACCAGTAAACTCTTTAACAGGTTCTTTACCTACAGATGCCTCAATGGCAAAAAATATTTTAGATGAAGTAAATAGAGAAGTACAATCAAGTGGTTGGAAATTTAATACATCATACAAAGCAACACTTTCAAGAGACACAAATAACAAAATTCCAGTTGCTAATGATGTAATGTTAATAGAATTAAATCCATTATTAGAAAGTAAAAGTTCTTATGACCCAGTTATAAGAGGAAGTTTTTTATTTAATCTAGCAAAAGAAACATTTGTATTTGATAAAAACTTTGAGAATGTCACAATTGTATCTTTATTAGATTTTGAAAATATTCCAGAACAAGCTCGTAGATATATAACTATTAGAGCATCAAGAATATTCCACGATAGAACATTAGGAGCTAACGCTTTACATAGATTTAGCCAACAAGATGAATTGGTTGCTCTATCAATATTAAAACAAGCAGAAGCTTCTGTTGCAGACCACAGTATCTTTAACAGTCACGACCAAATGACGACTGTTGCAAGGTCAAGGTCATACAAATTAATTGATTAAGGAGGACACAACATGGAAATGATTAAGAGAAAAATGATGCACTTTTGGACAGACCATAAAGTTGCAATCGCTTTAATTGCTATAGCTTTAGTAGTTGCAATCATAGTGTAATTAAAATGCCTTTAATAACTAGAAGTATACCCAATTTAATTGGGGGTGTGTCTCAACAACCAGAAATATTAAGATTAGAAAATCAAGCGACAGCTCAAGAGAATGGTTTTTCTGGTGTTGTTGAAGGTCTGAAAAAAAGACCACCTACAAAACACATAGCAAAAATTTCTAGTTCAACATTATCAAACGCATTTATTCATACAATCAATAGGGATGCTTCTGAACGATACATTGTGGTTATTACTAATGGCAGTGTTGTTGTTTATACTGTTGATGGAGTTGCTAAAACAGTTGTAAACCAGACTAATGCTACAAACTATTTAACTTCTACTAATCCTCGAAGTGAGTTTAAAGCATTAACTGTTAATGACTATACTTATATTTTAAATACTAAAAAAACTGTAGCTATGGACAGCTCGGTCACAAGTCCAGCTAAAATAGAACAAGCAGTTTATACAGTCACACAAGGTATAAATAACACTCCATATTCAGTGACGATTGATGGAACCACAACGACTTTTACATCTTCTAATTCAAACACAAAAGACATTAGGGATGGATTAAAAAGTGCAGTAGGAAGTCCATCTAATATTACTTTAGCAAATATTGGTGACAGTAGTTTTTCAATTGTAAAATCTTCTGGCACACTTGAGGTTTCAGCATCCGATGGTTATGGAAACCAGGCTTCACAAGTTGTAAAAGATAAAGTTCAAAACTTTTCAGATTTACCAGCTCAAGCTATAAATAATATGGTTGTTGAAGTACAAGGTGATGCTTCTAATAGTTTTGATAACTATTATGTAATTTTTAAAACAAGTACAAATATTTGGGAAGAAACAGTAGCTCCAGGTTTAGAAACTACTTTAGACCCAGATACAATGCCTCATGTTTTAATTAGAACAGCAGATGGTAATTTTAGATTTACACAAGTTGATGGGTCTTCTTATAATATATCATCAACTTCTTATGATGTTCCTAGTTGGGGTTTAAGAGTTGTAGGTGATTTAGACAGTTCACCTAATCCAAGTTTTGTTGGAAGTAAGATAAATGATATTTATTTTCACAGAAACAGATTAGGTTTTCTTGCAGATGAAAATGTAATTTTATCTAGGTCTGGTGAAGTATTTGAATTTTTTAATGAAACAGTCACAGACAGTTTAGATACAGACCCAATAGATATAAATGTTGCTCATACAAAAGTCTCAATATTAAAACACGCAGTTGCTTTTGATGAGAAGCTTTTATTATTTAGTGACCAAACACAATTCATATTAACTGGGGGTGCAAGCTTATCTCCATCAAGTGTGTCTGTTAATGTCACTACAGAATATGAAACACTAGATAGTGTTCAGCCTAAAGGTTCTGGTAATAATGTATTCTTTCTTTTTAACAAAGGTCAGTTTACTGGCGTTAGAGAAATGTATGTTGAAAGCGATGGTGAAACAAACCAGGGTGAAGATATTACAGCTAATATTCCAAAGTATGTACCTTCAGAAGTTTTTAAAATTGCAATTGCATCTAATGAAAATATTTTAGTTGCATTAAGTGGTAAGTCTGGAGAAGTAAATAATTTATATATTTACCAATGGTTCTTTGCACAAAGCAGAAGATTACAGAGTGCTTGGCATAGATGGAAAATTGGTGCCGATGCAAACACTACTATTCTTAATGTAGATTTTATTGGAACTACTTTATATCTAGTAATCCAAAGGTCAGATGGTGTTTACATAGAAACAGTTGATTGTGCTCCTGCGTCTACAGATACAGGTGAAAGTTATCTAACACATTTAGATAGAAAGCTTGATAATACACAAATAACTGAAAGCTATAATTCTGGAACTAATGTCACTACAATAACTCTTCCATACACAATTGATGCTACAATGAAACTTGTAGGTAAAAGTGGAGCTTCAAATAAAGCAGGAAGAGATATAACGCTTGCCTCACAAACAGGAACAACATTAACTGTAGCTGGGGATATAACAGGATTTAATTATTTTATAGGTGAGCAGTATGAATTTGCTTATACATTCTCACAACAATATCTTGCTCTTGGTCAAAATACACAAGGGTCAAGAACTAGAATTAGAGAAGGTAGACTTCAAATAAGAAACTGGACTGT